TTAATAAAAACAATATAAGGATAACATTATGGGAAAATTTACAAAGAAATTAAAAAAGGGTTTAAAAAAAGCAGCTCCATTAATTATGGCTGGCTTAGCAGCTAGAGCTTTAATGAAAAGAAGAGGAAGTGCTACAGCAGCAAATGTTGACAGTGGAAGAGGAAGTGGTTTAAGAAAAACTAACGTTGGACCACAATTTACATATAAACACAAAGACGATACGATGTATTTTCCAAATAAAGGAATTGCAGCTGGAGTTGATTATCATGCAGGTCCTCATGAAAGAAGTAGAATTGCAAGCAAGTATGGTATTGACACTAATACAATTGCTGGTAGTCCCGTTGATAGAAGTGGTCCAAGTAGATGGGATACGTGGAGCGGTGATGAGTGGGCAGGTAAAAAAGGCGGTCGTGTAGGTTGTGGAAAAGCAAAACGCGGTTTCGGAAGAGCATTAAAGAAAAAATAATGCCGGGAAAAGAAATTAAAGGAAGAAGTAAAATTGCAAACTACCGTCATGGTGGCAGAATAAAAAAACAAATAGGTGGAGTAACGAGACGAGACGAAAGATCTGGTTACTATCCTTCAGACATGGGAATGGCTGGTGGAGCTATGTATAAAAAAGGCGGAAAGGTTAAAAAAAAGAAAGGTAAATAAAGGCCGTTGTGAAAAAAGCCATACTTACAGCATTAGAAGACAGATATAGAGCACAGATTTCTGAAGCAGACGCTACTTTAAAAATTTATTTAGAGCAGTCTGTTGGAATAGGAGAACATCCACAACACATTGATGAAGTGGATAAATTGATTCAAAAGATTGCAAAAGCAGAAGAAAATTTAAAAGTATTAGAGGAGTTTGGAGATGCCGTTTAAATCAGAAAAACAAAGAAAATATTTGTGGAAAAAGGAACCAGCAATAGCGAGAAAATGGACTAAGAAATATGGGAGCAAATCAGTAAAAAAAACAAAAAGGAGAAAAAAATAATGGAAGAAGACCACTTTATAGATAAAATAAGAAAAATTATTAAAATGAGACATGATGATGTTGTTTCAGCATTGGCTTCAGGTAGTGTTGACAATATGGAAAAATATCAGTATATGTTAGGACAGATACGAACGTATCAGTATTTAAGTCAGGAAATATCCAGCCTGCTACAAAAAAAGGAGCAAAATGACAAAGACGGAACCGTTATCAACATCAACTCAAAACCCAAAAATTGAGTTACCAGATAAAGAATTAGTAGGCGTTAAAACCACTAAACAGCAAGAACAAGATTTAAAATCAGAATCAGCAAAATTACCAACCCCTACAGGTTGGCGAATTTTAGTTTTACCCTTTAAACAAAAAGATAAAACTAAAGGAGGAATATTATTAGCAGACGAAACAGTAGAACGATCTCAAGTAGCATCGACTTGTGGATTAGTTTTGGATATGGGCCCACACTGCTATGATAAAGAAAGATACCCAGAAGGTCCCTGGTGCAAGAAAGGTGATTGGATTATCTTTGCAAGATATGCCGGATCACGAATTAGAATCGATGGGGGTGAGATAAGACTTCTTAATGACGATGAAGTTTTAGCGACCGTGGAAAACCCTGAAGATATATTCCACGAATTTTAACCATAGGAGGAACTATGCCAGACAAAGAAAAGGAAGAAAACATTTCAAAAGAACCAATGGTCGATTTAGATACATCTGGACCAGGTGCTAGTGTTGAACTTCCAGAAACACCAAAAGAAGAAGATAAAACATATGAGAAAGAGGAGAAAAAAGATGAAGCAAATATTACGTACGATGATCAGCCCGCTGACACATCTGAGAAATCTGATGAGCAGTCTGATGTTCGAGATAGCAAGGACGAAGGCGGGAAGGTTACACAGGAAGCTGACGAAGCTAAAAGTGATAAACAACCAGATAACATTAAGGAAGTTGAAGAGTATTCTGAAGGAGTTAAGAAAAGAATAGCTAAACTTACTAAGAAAATGCGTGAAGCAGAGAGACAGCGAGAAGAAGCTATTTCTTATGCTAGACGTGTTAAAGATGAACGAGATAGGTATGAAGTAGCTGCAACATCCTTAGATAAAAATTATGCCACAGAAATGGAAGGCAGAATTTCTTCATCTCTTGCAGCAGCACAAGCAAAACTTGCTGCAGCTAGACAAAGTGAAGATTCTAAGGCTGAAGTAGAAGCTTTAACGGCTATTTCACAATTAGGTTATGAACAAGGTAAATTAGCAGAAATAAAGACCCAGCATCAAATGCAGGAAACTGCAGCTAAAGAAGCAGCTGAGAGACCTGTTCGACAACAACAACCAACACAACGACCCCCAAGAGACCCTAAAGCGGAAGCTTGGGCTGATAAAAATGAGTGGTTTGGCAAAGATAATGCCATGACTTACACAGCGTTTGATCTACATAGAAAACTTACTGAAGAGGAAGGAATGGACCCACAATCAGATGAATATTATTCTGAGGTGGACAAAAGAATAAGACTTGAATTCCCCCACAAATTTGGTAATAAGGGTGTAGAAAAACAGATTAGTAAACCTACACAAAACGTTGCTTCTGCAACGCGTAGTTCAAAGACTGGTCGCAAAGCAGTGAGACTCACATCGTCTCAAGTCGCAATAGCGAGAAAATTAGGTGTGCCACTAGAAGAGTATGCGAAACAACTTATAAACACGAAGGAGGTATAGGCATATGAATACAAATAAACCAACTCGTGCGAGTCAAACTAAAAGTGATTCTACAAAAGTAAAATCACAAGCAAAAACGGTAGCACCAAAAGTGCAACCAAAAGTTTGGGCTCCACCATCGTACTTAGATACGCCCAACGCGCCGGAAGGATTTAGACACAGATGGGTCAGGGTAGAAATCCTAGGATTCGTTGATACGAAAAACATACAAGGACGCTTAAGGTCCGGATATGAGTTAGTAAGATCAGATGAATTTCCAGGAGATGATTATCCAGCAATTACCGACGGCAAATACGCAGGGGTTATCGGGCACGGAGGCCTAGTGCTGACTAGGGTACCAGAAGAGATCGCGAAGCAGCGAACTGATTATTATATGAATCAAGCCGCTGATCAAATGAAGGCAATCGATAACGATCTTATGAAGGAACAGCATAAGGGAATGCCTATCAATATTGATAGACAAACTCGTACAACCTTCGGTGGGAAGAAAACTTAAAATTTAAATTTTCCAACCAGCGATTAAATTAACCGTGACTGGAGGTCCGCAAGGACAGGTCACACTAAGGAGACAACTATGGCAAATCAAAGCACTACTGGTTTCGGATTGAGACCAATTGCAAAGATAGGTCAGAACGACAACAACGCCGGTTTGAGTGAATGGTTAGTAGCATCAGGTTCTGCTGCTATGTACCATAACGATATGGTTATGTTGACTGGAGATGGAGTGATCTTAAGATCTTCTAACTCGTCAGCAAACAATATTGGTTCATTAAACGGTGTGTTCTACACTGACCCAACTACAAGTAAGCCTACTTGGTCTAACTATATGCCCAGCGTGGCAGCTAGTGATATTGTTGCATTCATTAACAGTGATCCGCAACAAATATTTGAGATCAGGAACGCTACAAGTACGTTGGCAGCAGCAGACGTCGGAGGAACTACTAAAATAGTTCTTGGTGCAGGTGTAACCCCTAATTGGGTTTCCACTTCTACTATATACGACGCGCCTGGAACAGTCGCTGACCAATTTAAACTAATAGGTATCTCCAGAGACCCAGACAACCAAGACGCCGGCTCAAATGGCTGTATATGGCGCGTACAAGTATACGAACATATATTAGCAAACATTTGTGCTGCTGGCGTTTAAGGAGGATAAATTATGGCTATATCACGTAATCAACTAGTTAAAGAACTAGAGCCAGGTTTAAACGCATTGTTTGGCCTGGAATACAAACAGTATGAAAATCAGTCATCTGAGATTTATACTACTGAGTCGTCTGACAGAGCTTTCGAAGAGGAAGTTATGTTGTCAGGTTTCGCTTCAGCTCAAGTAAAACCGGAAGGATCAGGTGTTACATATGATAACGCTCAAGAAACTTTCACAGCTAGATACACTAACGAGACAATTGCTCTCGCTTTTGCTATCACTGAGGAAGCTATTGAAGATAATCTATATGACAGACTGGCTTCTAGATATACGAAAGCTTTAGCAAGATCTATGGCTCAGACAAAACAAGTAAAAGCGGCATCGCCACTGAACAATGGTCTACCAACTACAGACAATTATGATTCAGGTGACGCTGTTTCTTT